TCACCTTGATAGAAACCATCTTCTAGATTTGTTGTTGCTGCACAACCACCCAACAAGACAATAAAGGCCATCGCTATGGCAAATTTTAACATGTTAGATTTCATTAAAAGTTAAAATCACCTATTGGCACAGACATCTCTGTTGTAGTACCATCTGGTTGTGTGATTGTTAATGTGATTATTTCTGTGGTTGTATCTTTAACCCAATAGATTGTAGAACCCTCTATCTCAGCAGATCCTGATGTAGGACAAGTGCCTGAACATTCTTCTCCAAACATATTATCAACTAACTGTTTAGATAAGTTTGCATAAATTCTACTTTCAACATTTTTAATAAACTTGTTGATCGTAGTATTATTTTCATCACGCTCAGCAGCTGCTTCAGCTGACTTTTGATCGTCTTTGATTTGTTTTTCTCTACTGTATCTTAATTGTTCAAGTGATAGAACATGTGTGCTGTATCCATTTCCAGAGAAAGAAGGATTGGAAAATTCATGTACAATTTCACTTGCGATACTAGGGGTCGAAAGCACATAACATAAAAATCCTAGCACCGTAATTCTTAGTGCTTTCATGTAGAATATTTATAATACTAGAAAGTGTAATACAGTCGCTACTGTGAAACTAACAAATACTGCACCTGCAAGAATACCTCCTGCAAGTTTAACTCCTTCAAGATATGCTTTCTGCATCTCTACGCTTTTCTTTGCTATCTTTTTGTTCATTTTCCCTCATTTCGAGAACGGTGTTTAGTTTAGACCTCAACCTGATGAGATCATTGTCCAACATTCTTATTCTGTCTATCAAGGCAATCGTAGTCATTTGTGCCTTGTCTAGTTTTTCAATAATCTGTGCTGTAACAAATGTGTAAATGAAGTATATAAAGTAACCCATTGCAACGGCAGCCAATGTAGCAAAACCATACTGCTCCAATAATGATACGATATCCATTTAATCTTTTCTGGCGTCTTCTTTTCCGTCTGCTCTAGATATTCTATCTAAATCAGGTCGCAAGTTCAAAGCACTACTAATTAATATGTCTAATTTAATCATATCATGATTCATGGTCTTGATACGATTATCTAATGCTGATATTAACATAGTAATTGTGCCTACTTGACTAACAACGCCTGCAAGAATATATTTTAAAATAATATAAATGAAAAGACCCATAACAACAGCAGCTGCTACGGGTAAACCAAACTTCACTAAAATGTCAAAGAATAATTCCATATGACTATTTATATGGGCGCCTCAATTTCCTTCATCTAGGACCATGAGACGCCCAATCTGTTAGTGAACAGGAGAGAGATTAGTCGTTAACTAATTTGCTAAAGTAATTCATAGTATCGTCCTCGTCATCATCACTAGGGGAGGTTTCAGATTGAGGTATTTGTTCACTTACTTTAGGCTCACTAACTTCCTCAACAGCACTTACAGGTGGGATATCTATTTCATCTGCTGTTGCGGTCTTTCCTGTACCATAAACAACTTTTTCAAACTTGGCTTTCAAGTCGTCATATGATTTGAAGTTTGTGGTAGCAGAAAACTCTTTCAGTGGATTTTGTAATTTCCACAATGATTCTATTTCTTCGTCTGTCTCTTTTACTTTAGACGGACCTTCGAACTCTGATTTGTCATAGTTCCAATAACCATCTACTTTTCTGATCTTTAGTTTAAAGTTTGCACCTTCCCAAAAATCAAATGGGTTGATAGTTTTTTCATCAGCAAATTCAGGTTTCATTGCTTCAGTAATCTTATCAAAGATTTTTTTACCAAACTTATATAAGAATACTTTGCCTTCATTCTCTGGATGTGCAGGATCTGAAACGACAAGAATATTTGTGAAATAAGATAGTTTTCTTTTTCGTTTTCTAGCGATCTCTTTATCAGCCTCTGAACCAGTATTCCATAGTTTAGAGTTTTCTTCACTCACTGGATCTTTTTGACCAAGTGTTGTTAAAGAGTTCTCAATATACCAACCGCCAGGTCCTTGAAAGGCATGAGACCAAACTCTTGCCCAAGGTAATTCTTCTCCTTCTACAGCAGGTAAAAAACGAATAACGGCATAACCATTACCAGTCTTATCTAGTTCTGGTTTCCAGAATCTATCATCACTTGATGAGTTTTGTGTTGTTTGGGGATTTGAAACTTTTTCTAGTTCTTTTGTTAGTTTGTCGAAGTTTCCACGACTTTGTTTTAAGTTTGCGAATGACATTGTATCTCCTTAGTATTCGTTGTATTTGTATTGTCTATATTAGCGACATTACTATATATAAAAGTTTTCACTCTGCTCGTAAAAAAATTTATCAAGCCCGCCGTGGGATTCATGGATTTACCCACAAGCTTCCGGGAAGAGTCCATCTTGCTCTAAGATAGTCCCTACTTACAACTACCCTTGGTGTCTTCAGCCATTCGGCCATAACCCTCCAAGAATATGCCTTTTGCCCTCTTAAGCAATATTCGGCCAGACGGATACACCAGTTTCGAACCTGGGTATGTCTGCTTGATAAACTCTATTATACCATATTCCAGACTAAAAGTCAAGGGATAATTTGGCATAAAACTCACTTTTTTTCATATAAGATAGATTAGGTAAACTATCCCATTGAGGCATTTTCTCTGATACTTTACTATTTTCATCAGGATTAACCTTTATAAACTGTATATCTTTATATCGAACCATAACACGACCCATTTGTACTACCCAATTTTGTGGGGTTATGGAGTTCTCATCTTCACTTAGATACCCATAAGTACCTTTGTAAAGATTGTTAATAAAATCTGTGGTGCTGTACATATCCATTCCAATCAAGTAGCAAGTCTTAGGTTGTTCTACTTTACATGCAACATACATGGCACTTGCACCTGATGACCAACCTGGATCGTCTGGTCCTGCATTATCAGCTTCCCAACCACCTAATCCATAATAGTCATTCATAATATCTTTGAGTAAAGTAACATTTTGATCTGCTAGTCCATATGTCCAAGTAATATAAACACTTTCAAATCCATCGCCTTTCCAACGATTGTTTGATCTATCTTTATTAACAGTAGATGAACCATGAATGACAAAATTTTGATAGATACCATCTGGATTACTTTTCCATTCACTTATTGTAGGATCTTTCATACCTGACTTTGTTGCTTCCGTAAGTGGTTCAACAGCATCACCCGGCATATCAGACCAATCTCTAAAATAAACTTTGTTTTCATCAACATAACCAGACCTGTATATCTCGTGCTGTAACATAGGATCAACAGCAATCAAACCATCAACTTTGTGTTCTCTATATAGAGCATTACAACCCCATACTTTACCTTTTGTTTTCAGTAATTCAACATCAATATCTTTACGACTTTCACCGTTACCTAATACAAATTAATTTTCTGTCACACCATACCTCTTAAAATTAACTTCATTCTTTCTTTGTTGTATGTCATGAAAGGTCCATACTTTTCTATCTTTCTTCTCAATGTTGGCCATATGATATCTTCCTTTATTTCTTTACTAAAGTTTTTAGTGTAGTTTAATAAATCATTTAGAATACATAATGTTTCTAATGATATTCTTTTTGCCAAATATGTTTTAATCAATATAGGGTGTTGTCCTCTGATTACTTTAAATATCTTATTAAAATTCTTTTCACTTTTTCTCAATAACTGTTCCATATCTCTTTCGAAATAATATGCCAATCCATCAATTCTTTTTTGTCTATCAAAATATACATCACTATTCATATCTTTTATGTAAGGCGACTTATTATTGACGAAATTGCTAACAAAAAAGTCCACAATACGATCACCGTATTTTCTCCCAGCCTTAACAAAAAAGTATTTGTCGTTTCGCTGAATAAATGTTTCATACTTTGCGTTAGTCTCACCATTGTATCTGAAAAAGTCGTAATCATCTTTCGTAAAGTGTAGCTTGATAGCCAAGTATTTTTTGTATGCTTCGTATCCTTCATTCATTAAACTGGTAGTGTTGCTGTCTTAGGTAAAAAGTTTAGATCCTGTGCGTTCATTTTAATTTTGTCTTTTAGGTTTCTATTAATCAAATGTGTAATTTGATCTGGTTCTATTTCTTTTTCAGCACAATAATCCAATACTGCTTCCATATGTGTTATTCTTTTTTTACTTGCTCGTTTTTCGACTTCTAATGCGAATTGTTTAGGTGTCATTTTTATCCTCTTGTTTTGTCTCATCATATAGAATAGCACAAATTAGAGCATAGTTTGCCATATCAATTAGTGTGTCTCTTATACTCTCGTCTTTTACTTTTAGTTCATTCTGTTTAACAAAAGACATTAAACGACTAAACTTATCACCTATACGAATTGCCACACCTTTCCATGCAGGTATGCCAGCCATTTCACATGTTCTAAAATTTTTAAATACATCTTCTTGTGAAGCATAATCGTGTCGCTTCATATCGTGAACTTCTTTCATCTTATCTAATAAATTATAAAATTCTTCACTTTGTTTTCCCATTATTTTATTTCCTCATTTACTATATCAAGCATTAAGTCTTCTTGAAACTTTGATGCTAACCCGTATGCCATAACACACGATAAACCTGTTTGCGGTATCGTCATTAAATAGATACCCACTTTTGTGTCTATATTATGCCAGTAAGATACTGTGCCAATTAAAGAACCAGACATTTGACCTTGTGTTCTTACATCACCACTATGAACTAAATCCATTTTGAAGTTCTCTATGATTTTTGATAGAACAAGAATTGAATTACCACAATACACAGGAACATTTGTTAATTGCATTTCATTAGGACTAAACCAGTTTCGTTGTTCATCATGTGCCTCTGCGTTAGTGTTTTTAAATGTAAATGTACACCCTATCAGTAATGTTGCTAGTATTAGACTAATTTTTTTCATTCTCTACCCACTTGTAAAAGTTTTCTACGGCCTCTTTAAGTTTAGGTAGATAATCTTTTTTGTCTTTCTTAAACACTTGTGTTGTGCCTTCTTCTGTCACAACAAGAATAACTATCTGACTAATATCTTCATCAAAATGTTCTTTATACATCTCAGCATATGCAGAACCTTGTATGAAATAATTTTCAATCCAGTCTTCTTTTTTTTCTTTACTTGATGTTTTAAAA